GTGGTATATTTGACACTATTTGACACTTTTGCTCCAATTTCCCACAGGCACAAAGTTTACACAATTTTACACATTTTATCAAATACTTGACACAACAATTACTGGTAGTTGACATCTAGTTTACATAATACCATACAACAATAATAAAAGAATACTTGACACCATAAAGTGTAAACTCAATAAAAAGTTGTAAAAGATTACAAAAAACTATTGCTTTATATTCTAGTTATGATATAATTATAATGTAAGGAGATGATTATATATGGCAAACGAAAAAATGTTTTTATGGCTATGTGATGAAGTAGCCAACTATAAGTTAAAGACTGGAGGTGGTAAGAAATGAAAAGAAGATTAAGACCTTGGGTAGTAAACTTTCTAATAATAACCAATTTTATATCAATATGTTTATTATTTGGAGAGTGTGATTCTGATAGATTATTTATTATAAAAACTGTAGTGTGTCTATCAGTATTCTTATTTAATAGTTATACATTATATAAGTTAGGAGGATTAGAAGATGGCAACATTCGATAAGAGTAAAGATTTTGTGAATCTACAAAAAAGAGTAGCTCTTGCTAATAAAAGAATAAGAGCAATTGAGAAAATATATGGAGAAGAAAGTTGGGCTATTAATCATTTATATAATAAGATTAGAGATAAAGAGTTCATTAATGGTATTAACAAAAGAGGATTAATTAGAGTGAATAAAACGATGTCAGAAGTTCAACTTAAAGCTATTCAAAAAGCAACTAATGAGTTTTTAAATAGTGAAACAAGTAAGTTAACTGGTATTAAAAAAGCAATTAGGTCTACTAAAAAAGGATTAGCTGGTGTATTAGGAGATAAAGACCATCCTGTATCTAATAAAGATATAAATAAGTTATATGATCTGGTTAAGGATAAAGAAAAAAGAGATATAACCGAACAGATAGGAGCTAGCACTTTATGGACTGCAACTAAACACGCTAAAGATAAGAATTTATCTTTTAATAAGTATTTTAGTAATGTTGATAAAAAAGGAGATTTAGATATAAAAGATAAAAATGATATGCAATTTTTAAGAGAGTTATTTGAGGATTATACTGGTAAACAAGTAAGTGATGAAGAGATAAAAAATGTTATAGAAACATTTAAGTTACAGTGATTTACTATAAAGATTATGTATATCATAATCCTATAATAGTAGGAAAAGGGCCAAAAAAGGTAGATAATAATATTTACTCTTTCGACATAGAAACTACTTCTTATATTAAGTTAAATGGTAAAATATATAATGCTAGTTGTTATGAAGATTTTACACAAAAACAAAAAGAGATATGTGAGTTTTATAGTATAATGTATATATGGATGTTTTCAATAAATGATACAGTATATTATGGTCGTACTTGGGAAGAGTTAAAAGAGTTTTGGAGATGGATAGATGATTATATTCCAGATAAAAAAATAGTTTTTATTCATAATCTATCGTATGAGTTCCAGTTCCTAAGAAGTCAGTTTAATTTTAAAGATGTATTTGCTCGTACTCAAAGAAAAGTAATGAAAGCATCTCTAGAAGATTATAATATTGAGTTTCATTGTAGTTATATGATGACTAATATATCTCTAGAGAAATTAGCCGAAACATTTAAGTTACCAATAAAAAAATTAGTAGGTAATTTAGACTATGATATAATAAGAGTACCAACAACTAAATTATCAGATAAAGAATTAGCATATTGTGAAAATGACTGCCTAGTCATTTATCATTACATTGGTTTAGAGTTAAAAGAATATATTCGAGTTGATAAGATTCCAATCACATCAACTGGTAAAGTAAGAAGAGAATTGCAGCAATTAGCTTATAAAAACTTATATTATAGAAGAAAAACAAGAAAAGCAATTAATACTAATCCACATATTTATAATTTATTGTTAGAAGCTTTTCAAGGTGGTTATACGCACGCTAACTGGATTTATACTGATGAGATAGTCAAGAACGTTGATTCTTACGATTTTACGAGTAGTTATCCTTATGTAATGACTAGTTTTAAATATCCGATGAGTGAGTTTATTGAGGATGATGTTAAAACAATTGATGATATGTATTTCTTATATGCTTATCTATTAGTAGTTAGATTTAAAAATATAAAATGTAAGTATTATAATAATTTTATATCATATAGTAAATGTAGATATGTAAAAAATGTAAAAGTAGATAATGGTAGAATTATGTCAGCTGATGAGATAGAAATGGTGTTAACTGATGTTGATTTTAGATTTATCTTATCAACCTATAATTGTGAGTATGAGATTCTAGAAAGTTATTCGGCTTTATATGGATATTTACCTAAGATGTTAATTAACTTTATTCTAGACAAATATGTTTCTAAAACTAAGTTAAAAGGGATAGAAGAAGAAGAGATTAACTATGCTAGAGTAAAAGCTATGTTTAATAGTATATATGGTATGACTGTTACTAACACTATTAGAAATGATGTTATCTATGATAATGTATCTGGATGGAGTGAGAAGAGTCTAGATAATGATAAAATAGTAGAGTTATTAGAAAATGAAAAGAAAAAAGGATTTTTAAGTTTCTCTACTGGTGTTTGGGTAACAGCTTGGGCAAGATTCAATCTTTTATCTAATTTGATTAAACTGGATGAAAAAGTTCTCTATAGTGACACAGACTCACTGAAAATCTGTGAGGGTTATGATAAAAATGTTATTAATAATTATAATAATGAAGTAGTAGAAAGAATTAAATATGTTTCTAAAGTATTAGATATTCCTATTGATAAGTATAGTCCTAAAGATATTAAGGGGGATAGTCATTTATTAGGGGTGTTTGAGTGTGAAACAAAGAAAGGAGATAGATATACTTACGAGGAGTTTATAACTCAAGGAGCTAAAAAGTATGCTGTTAAACAAGATGGTAAAATTAAGATAACAGTTGCTGGAGTTCCTAAAAAGAGTGGGGCTAAGTGTTTAAATAGTCTAGAAGAGTTTAGAGATGATTTAGTATTTAAGAGTAGTATAACTGGTAAACAAACATTAATATATCTGGACGAGCAGCAACAAAATGATCTCGTAGATTATCAAGGTAATAAGTATACCAATACTGATAAAACTGGATGTTGTTTAGTTCCTTGTAGTTATGTTTTAGGTAAAGCTTTTGATTATGCTAACCTTTTAACTGATGAATCAAGTAAAAGAGCTATATATAAGGAGGAGTAATGAAAAAATTAAATAATGATGTAGAATTAATTATGTTAGATAAACACAATATGAAACCATTAATTGATTATATAAATGAATTACAAGGTTATAAAGAAAGAATAGAAAAAGCAATAGAATATTTGAATAATAAAGATATTTATGACAGTGAGTATGGTGAATTTATTTATTATCAATATTTAATACACGATAATTTATTAAATATATTAAGAGGAGAGGAGAAATAAAATGGACAATTATAGTTTTATTAAAAGATTTCAAGATATTAAATTAAGTAGAATATGTAAGGATAAAAAGATAGATTTATCTAATCTTATATCTGGACAGACTACAGAAGAGAATTATAAGAGAGTTAAGGATGAAATAGTAAGAGAGTTATTAATGTTGTTAATTGAATCTAAAAAAGATGATTTAGTTCTGATAGGATTTTATAACGAGTTACTAGAAAAACAAGAAAAAGAAATAAAAAGTTTAAGGGAGATGTTATAAATGAAAAAATATATAGATGAGATATTAAAATATTTAGAAGATAAAGATAAATATATAACTGATTTTGATTATGAATATAAAAGAATTGAAAAACACGATGGTTTTGAATTAGCACATTATATAAGAGGATTAGAAAAAGAGAATCAATTATTAAAAGAACAAGTTAAAATAATTAAAGAAGATGTAACAGCTGTATATCAAGAGATGATATCTCTAGATATTATACAAAAATTAGAAACTGATGACGATGTAGAGTTGTTATGACAAAAAGAGAAATAAAACATTATAATATTGATAACTTAGTATCTCAAGATGCTGATATTAATATACTTTTTGGAGAGAGGTCTAATGGTAAGAGTTATCAATTAAAGCATAAAAGAGCTGTTATTAAATACTTAGAAACTGGTAAGAGATTTATACTCTTAAGAAGATTTAGAGAAGAGATTACTAATGAGAAAATAGAGAAATACTTTGAGGATGTAGATATAGAGAAACTAACTAAAGGGAAATACAACTGTATCACTACATATCGTAAACAGATATTTTTATCTAATTTTGATGTAGAGAAGTTTAAAGTAACCAGAGGAGAAAAAATAGGATATGCTATGGCACTATCAACCGAGCAAAATTATGCTGGGTCGAGTTTCCTAGATGTAGAGGATATTATCTTTGAGGAGTTTATGACTAGAAGTAGATACTTAACTAATGAGCCAACTAAGTTAATGAATCTATATGCTACAGTAGATAGAAAAAGAGCTACTACTAAACTCTGGTTAGTAGGTAACTCTATTTCTCGTGTATGTCCTTATATCTACGAGTGGGATTTACATAATATAATAAGTAAACAAAAGCAAGGTACTATTGAGATTAAAGAGTTAGATGCTACCGAAGATGATAAAGTAAAACTAGCTATCGAGTTTTGTGAGTCTACTGGTACATCCAGTCATACTATCGGATGGAGTAAAGAGATGATGTCTGAGGGTAGTTGGCAAAGTAGTCCACAACCACATCTCCCTAAAAGTTATAAAGAATATAACACTATTTTTAGATTTGTATTTCAATACCAGAGTTTTAGATTCATATCAGAATTACTACAAGATAAAGAAGAAAAGGATAAAATATGTTGGTTTATTTATCCTATGAGTGATAAAGAAGAAATAAAAAAAGATACTTTAGTTATATCAGATAAAGTAGATATTAATCCATATTGGCAACGAGATATTTACAACATTACAATAAATAACGATACATTAAAGAATATCTTATCAACTTTTAGAGAAGATAAAATATTCTATGCTACTGATTTAGTAGGTACTGATTTTAAACAAGTAATAGATTTTAGTATAAGGAGGTAATTATGTTTCTATTAGGATTTATGATCGGTGGGGTTTTAGGTGTAATATTTATGGGGTTAGTTGCTGGAGGTAATAAAAATGGATAAGGAAAGAAAAAGTTATTGTGTAATGATTAAAACATTAGATAAAAGATATTCATTAACTGAAAAAGTTTATAGAATAGATTTTAAGATATGTAATGGATTTAGAGAGTTAAGGGATTATATATTAAAATGTGGATTTGATACTGATGAGTATGTTGTTTATGAATCAACTGATATAAAAATTAAGAAAGTATCTGAGATAGCTCTATGAAATTATATCTTTATTTGCAAGATACGTTATCTAATAAGAAGTTCTTTAAATACTTTGATAGTGAGTATGAGATGGATAAGTTCAAAAGAAAGTTGCAATTTTCTAAAAAGTTAGTTATACTAGAAGATAGTAGAGAGAGGTGTTTATATTATGAACATTAAAAATGGAGATATTATATTATGTAAAGGAATTAAATTAGATAAAAATTATGAAAATGTTTTATCTTATAATGAGTCTTCAATGGTTAGTTTGTGTGATTCTAATAAAATCTTTAGAGCTACTACTTATAGTTTTATGGGAGATAGTAATACTATTAATGTAGAAGTTCCTTATAAGGATGCTATGTATTGTAATTATATAGCTTTCAAAAATCCATCTTTTGGTAATAAGTGGTTTTTTGGTTTTGTTACTGATGTGAGACTATTAAGTCCACTCGTTACTGAGATTAGTTGGGAGTTAGATGTATGGGCTACTTGGTACTCTAGTTTTGATGTAGGTAAAGCATTTATAGAAAGAGAACACGTAGACGATGATACCATAGGTAAACATACTTTACCAGAGAATCTAGAAACTGGAGAATATGTAGCTCAACAGTTTGCTCATACAACTAATGTACCTTATTTAGATAATTTATATTATTTATCTGATGTTGTCATTATAGTAGCTGTTACTACAGTAGGATTTGAGTCAGCTATTCCTTTAAATGCTCAAGATAGTGAATATAACGGAGTTTATAGTGGATTAAGATACTTAGCTTTTGATACTCCTTGGGATTTGGAAAAATATATATGGAATTGTCAAAGAAATCTAAATGCTGATAATATTGTTAATATATTTATGGCACCTTTAAGTATAACTGGTATAGTTGCAGCCGACTGGATTACAACTACAGTACACGATGATATTTATTATGTATTTAAATATGCTTATGTACCTACCACAACTAGTGAGTCTGATATGGGATTAGTTAGTTTTCCTAAACCAAATCACTTAGATGCTGACTATGTTCCAGTCAACAACAAATTATTTACATTTCCTTTTTGTTTTTTAAATGTTACTAATAATTCTGGCACAGTACACGAATATTTTTATGAGATGTTTAACGATAATACTTGGTGTAACTTTGAGTTAAGAGGAGCTGTAGGTGTTGGATGTTCTATAAAAATGTATCCTAAAAATTACTCAGTTAGAGGTAGTAGTACAACTGACATAGAAAACAAACTACACTCAATTGATGCTGGTAAATTACCTACTTGTCCTTGGTTAAATGATGGATATACTAACTGGTTAACTAGTAATGCTATTAATATGCCTTTAGGTATTGCAAGTAATATATTTAGTGGTGTTACATCTGGTGGATTAGCTGGAGGTATTGTAGGAGGATTTAGTGGTATTGCTAATACACTAGCCAGTGTATATCAACATAGTTTACAACCACCAACAGCTAAGGGTGGAGCTAATCAAGGAGATTTATTATTTGCACAAAGACAAACTCTTAATGGTTATCCTATGAGTATAAAAAAAGAATATGCTGTTGTTATCGACCGATATTTTAGTAGATTTGGTTATAAAGTAAATGAAGTTAAACAACCTAACTTAAACTCTCGTACACAATTCAACTTTATTAAAGTTGGTGGTACTGATGAGTTAGTTCACGGTAATATCCCAGCTTCTGATCTAGAGAAAATAAATGAAATATTTAGAAAAGGTGTTACAATATTTCATAACTATTCTAACTTTGGTAATTATACTATAAGTAATCCAATTGTTAGTTAAAATAAAAAAGACTCGATTTGAGTCTTTTTATTTTACCAAGATTTAAAAGCAATAGTTCCAGATACTTGAGTTCCATCATAACTACCATTAGCATCTCCAGTTTGACCCAGAGGATAGTTATCTAAGTAATCTCCAGTATAGAACATTGTTCCCCAGTATGGTGTATTATATCTATTTCCTACAAAGTCAATACCACGTCTTGTTGCTTGAGAGTTTTGCCATCTAACTATTGATGGTGTAACACTTCTAAAGCTTCCATCTAAAGCTATTAGTTTACCAGCTTCTCCGTGTACGCAAGGAAATGCTGGTGTACAATATACCATACTAGCAGCATTAACAGCTTGAGTTTCGTAACAGCATATATCTGGAGATAGATGTCCACTATTTTCATCGATAACAAAGTTATATCCAGTTCTAACACTAGCTTTACCAAAGTTACCTAGACTAGTAGTAACATTATTTCTACCTACATCTAAAGCTTCTATTTTTAATCCAGATGGATGAGATGTATCAAGTGTACCATAATCACTAAACAATATAATAGTAGATGACACATCATTTACTATATTATTGTTATTAATATGGATGTTTTTACTTGGTGTTAACATTATAGTATATTGATTAGATGTTATAGTATTGTTAGATATTTCAATATCTTCACTTCTTAAGTTAGTAATATCAGCTAAATCTTCTCCGAAACTTCTAACATAATCAGACCAGTTAATATCTAATTCGTAACTATCGTAAGATTTAGAGAATACATTATTCTTTACTTCTCCGTATCTTGAAGATAATAAATCTAATTCATTTTCTCCAGATGGTCCGAAGAAGTTATTATTAACTTTAAAGTACTTAACAAAGTCAATAGATACTAAATCATCACTACCACCTAAAGTAGTATGATTATCTCCACTAGCATTAAAGATATTGTTTTCAATATTAACATTTAAACAGTTAAAGATATGTATTTGTCTAACATTACCATTAGAAAATTGACAGTTTTTAATATCAATTCCATTACCTCTTAATCCAAGTAAAGTTTCATCTAATGGGTCATTAGCTACTTCTTTATTATATATGTAGATTCTATTGTTTCCTTGATATGGTGTGCTATAGTTTTGTACTCTAGAGAAATTACAGTTAATAACTTTTAAGTTATTTAGAGTTCCAGTAATTTGAGCTATTTCTCTATAATAGTTCTTAAACTCACAGTTATAGAATTCTATATTTTCTATTTCTCCCTGATATCCTATAGTACTTTCTATAATACAATTATTAAATGTAATATTTTTACCAGTAAATAGAATATTTTTAGTATTATCAGATACATTAGTTTCTTTAAACTCTATATCATTAATTATAGCATTATTTAAATCAAAGATGTTAGTTACATCTGAAGTTGTATATATTTTAGTAGAATTACCAATTAACTTAATATCAGAAGCTTCAATTGTATTAGCAACTGTTACATTATAAGTGGTATCATTTAAATACAATACATTAGAGTTAGCCATAGCAATAGCTAAATCATCATTAAATACTTTAATATTATTTACTCCAGTATTAACAAGTTCGGCTATTATTGAGTTATCATATAAAGCTATAATAGTAACTTCATCAATAACATCATCACTAGTTACAGTTCTAACTTTATAATAAGCTCCACCTTTATCGTTAACACTTCCATAACCTAAAGTTCTACAGATACTACCATTAACTAGATTCTCAGCTAACTTCATAGCAGCTACTGTATCAAAAGCTAGTACTCCAGCTAAACCTAGATATTGAGCTATTATATCAGCAAGTTCTCCAGATTCAGCCATTTCATCTAATTTGTTGTTAATCTCTTCTTGTACATCTAGATTATCAAACCAATGTTGAAACTCATCTAACTTAATAGAAAAAGCATCTATTTCTTTTTGAAATCCTTCTACTTTTTCTAGAGATTTTTTCATATACTCTACCATTTTACAAAATAATTCGTAATCAGTAAGAGCATCAAAATCATCTTCTAAAAAAGGAAAGTTTTGTAATACCCAGTTTCTAAATATCATATTTTAATCACTCCTTTCTAGTCTACTAAACCATAAAATAAGATATCTAAGTCTTTATAAATCATAGTCATTATACTATTTTTAGTTTCTAAATATTTCATATATAAATCCATTTTATCTAAACCACTTCTAGTCTCAGTTTCAGATACAGTATTAGATGTAGTTCCAGAATTAGTCATAGTTCCATCATTAGTTGTTTGATTAGTAACATAGTTACCATTATCTATATCAGATAATTGACCTAGTGGATACTCACTAAATCTACTCTTAACATTATTCTCACTATTTAGACTACTTGTTCCATCATCTTGTCTGTTTCTAGTTATAACTTCTCCATCATTGAATAAGTTATAATCAACTAGAGAATCAAACATTATATTATAATAAGGTAGAATCTCATTTAGTTTATTTTCTAAAAATAATTGAAAAGCTGTAAATGTTTCTTGACCTATTCTCCTCATTATAAAATGATTAAGTATCTGGCACTCAAAATCCTCACGATCAACTTTACTAGATAAAGGATATTCAAAATCAAAGATTTTATCGTGAGTTGCTTTTGCTAAGTTTCTAATCTTTGTTTGTTCTTCTTTACCATAATTAGCTATAGAGTTCATTATTGAGTATAAAGTAGGAGGTGCTGGATTCATAATGAAATCAGCCATTACTTGATTCATCGGATATGTTGGCATTATCCCCATCATAAACTTGTTCATATTCTACCTCCTCATCTTTTAAAGTAGTTGGTAAACCATCATAATATTCAACCTCTAAGTCTAGCTTCCATAGTTTGTTAATCTTATTAATTGCATCGACACGAGAGTTAAACCTAGTAAAACGACTAGCAATAGTTCCAGCTTGTGATATAAACACTTCATCTCGTATATTTCTCTCTTTCTTTTGAAAACTTGAGTTAGCAATACCAATTAAACGTAGAAACTCGTTCCATATTTTATCTTTTTGTTCTGATAATCTATCAGCTACAAAAGGAGCTGGTGCTAGGATTCCAGTTGTTTCATCTATATTCAAATTATCATAAGTAAGTATAGCTTCATCATTAGCTGATATACCATTGATTAAATCTTCTATTGTTTTCTTATTCTCTGTTTTAGTTTTCCATATTCTATTTGTCTTTTGCTGAGATATATTGATATCGATAGTTCGTTGGATTAAACTAACTCTCTCAGCATATTGTAAGATATCATAAATTAAGGCTTGTTTACTTCTATTATCCCACATTAAGACATATTCGCCTTGCTTTAATTTTCTAGTATAACCATTTCTACCTATAACTTGAATATCTATTGGACGTCCGTATAAATCCAATTTACCTATATTAACATAAGGTAGAGCTAGTAATCCTAAATATTCATCCATAAAGAAAGCAATACATCCTTTATAAACAAGTTCTTTATTTACATAAGAGTAATCCATAAATGGAGCATATTTTTCTAAGTTCTTTATATTAAATACATTTTCAGCTAAACTAATGAATTGTCTTTTATACATTTCAGTAGTTTTAATGTTGCTGATTTGTAAATATCCATTTTTTCTACTCATATAATCTCCTTTCTTTTATAAAAATTAAAGGGAGCAACTAAGCTCCCTTAATTGCAATTCCTAAATCAAAATTGCTTTTATTAGCTAACTGTAATTAATGCAACAGCTTCTTTAGATTCATCATAGATACTTCTTGCTGTTACACGAATTGGACTAGATGCTTCAACACCTTGAGTTCCAACGGCCATAGATACAACACCAGTTGCTGTTGTTTGTCCTGATGCAGGAACTACATCACTAACAGTAGGTTTATCTATTCCATAGTAACCAGATTTTTCAGTAAATCTAACTACACCACTTGATGGATTAGTTACTGTATATCTTGGATCACTTGAGTATAAAGCATACATAGCTGTAGCTTGTTTAGCAGCTGTATCAGCAGCAGCAGCAGCTTCATAAGTTACACCACCAACTGTTACTGATTCTCCAGTAGCTAGAGCTGTAGTAATAGTGAAGTTATAAACACCTTGAGTTCCACTAACATTAGTGTATCCACTTGGTACTTTTAAGATACCCTCAGCATTAATAGTTGCTCCACTATCTTCGGCTTGTTCAGTAATAGCCCATTGTACAGCTTTATTAGCAAATCCTTCAGTTACAACAGTAGCAGCTAATTTAAGTTCTTGACCTTTAGTTACTGTAGCACTTGATGGAGAAACACTAACACTAGTTACACTTGGAGTAGTATCATCTATAAATACACAGCATTGTTCAAATGGACTAGATGATTTTACACCCCATTTATGTAAGAAGAAATTATGTTTTAAAGTTGTAGGATTATAGAAGTCAGTTTGTTTAGCTTCAGCTTCAGCATCAAGAAGATAGTCATAATCCATAAACCATTCTCTTGAAATTACACAAGCTTTAACTTTTGCAAGTTCTCCTTTTTCAGTATCAGTAAATGGTACATAAGCATCTCCTAAAAGTTCAGTTAATCTAGCTTCATCTGTTTTATCGAAACTATCAATTAATCTTAATCCAGTTCTTAATTCAGCTTCATCTTTATAATATGAAGTAGCTAATACTTCAGTACTCATAGTACCCTCAAAATCAGAATCCATAATTGTAATTAAATCTTCAAACTTATTAGCTCTTCTTATACCAGCTGGGTTAAAGTTAGGATTTCTAAATGTCATCTTATTAGCAGCTGATTTCATTTGTGCTACTATTTCACGAGCTGATTTGCTAACTGTTACTAAGTTAATTGATGGTACAGTTCCATCAACAATACGTCTACATAGAATATACTTATCTACTAAATATTCATCATATTTTAGTGATTCATATAACATACCGATAGTATCTTCAATTAATTGATATAATCCATCTTCTGATGTAAATGCCATAGCAAGTTGACTATCAGATGTAGTTGTTTGATAAAATTTTTGGAAATTAATCTCGTGAATATAATTTAGTACATTAGGGACTACTGTTTGTAAGAATCTATCTTCATCATTAGCAGCTCCATTGTAATCGTATACATTACATAAATCGTTAATCATTTCTCTTACGTGTTGACCAAAAGCCATATTGCCACGTTTTGTAAAATCCCAAGGATTATCCCATAGATTTTTCTTAATTATAGTTACACCAATAACATTAACAGTATTGATAAAAGCATTTCTATAAGATGCGTTACTCATTATCAATTTACCGATAGGTGCAATACTTTGACCTTGTACTGGTAAATCAATATTTTCTGATAGTATTGGATTACTGTTAATAATGTAACTTAAAAGTTCAGCACTTCCTTTTTTCATTATTCTTTCTCCTCCTCTTCTTCGAATATTTCTTGGATATCAATTACTTTTTCTTCTGGTTCATCAATAACTTCTTCTTCCTTGATTTCTTCTTTTACTTCTTCTGGATTTAAAAATCTATCTTTATATTTTTGTAATAGTTCATCATAGATTATTTTTTCAACATAACCAGATAAATCAACTTCTTCAAAAGAATCTGTAATATCTTCCATAAGTTCAACAGCTAGTTCACTGTTGTCGGCTAACTTTTCATTAACCTTAGCAATTAACTCTTCTTTTGTTAACTTTGCCATAATCTTATCTCCTTTCTATTATCAGTTTTAACACATAAAGAAAAAAATGTCAACTAGACATTTCTATTCCTTATTTTGTTAGCATATAACACCCATTTAAACTTATATTTTCTAAAGTTAGGTACAATACCACCCTCGTATTTTATCCACTTATAATTATAACCGTGTTTAATAGTTGTATCATTAACATACATAGTGTTATAAATATGACTAGAGTTAACTAGTTGTCTTTTACCAGATGACACAGTATAAAAACCTTGATAATGACCTATAGCTGTATTTAAATGCAAATGATCTCCAGTTACGTGACCATTAGTTCCAGTATGACCTATTAAATCTCCTTGTTCAGCTGTTGTACCTAGTGGTGGAGGTGTATCATCGTGTGCTACTTCAAAACATATATAATTTAATCCTTGTGGAGTTACTACTGGATTTAAACTCTCCCATACATTATAATAACTTGCGTGATATACAACTTTACAGTCACAAGGAGCGTAGTAAGGACATTTAAGTATCCTACCAGTTGGTCCCCATCCTAAAAAGTCTATAGCAAGTATACCTTGATGTGAATAACTTCCATTTTCTCCTTGAGATATATAGATATGCTCCATTGGAAATAATGCAACTTGATTTCCTTGTCCATCTACCATCTTTTGACCAGCTCTCATAATCCTAGTACATCCTTTAACTCTTTTGAATCTATCATTATTATTTTATCTGGATTCTTCTTTAAATAATCAATTAATCCAGATTTATCAGTTAACTCAATTTCTACTTCATACTTTTTATCTTTTGGGTCATCATATAATTTGATAGATGATTCATCCATCCATCCTAAATCTCCAGTAGTATTATATGGATGTTTACTTCCTTTAGCCACTCTAGTTATATTAGTTACTTTATTTTTAACTGTACTTGTTGGTGTAGTTGCATTACTTGATTTGTATAAGTTACCGTTAATAATAACTTTATCTCCTATTTTATATTTCATAACTACTCCTTTACATCTTCATCTGATAAATCAAAAAGTTTACCAGATACTAAATATAATGATATAACACCAGCAACTACTATTATAGTAGCTGATATGTTAGTAATCTCCCAGTTCCATATCTTAGATAATCCTAATAAAAGCATATTAATCATATTAAGTGTATTAACTGTATACTTTGCTATTTTCTTTACTTTCTCCATCTTTAAACTCCTCCTCCAATAATTTTTCACAATATTTCTTAGTTTCCGAGTTGTATCCTAAACCAATGTAACTATCACAAGCTTCTAGTTTATCTTGTATTGGTACTCCTTTACTCCATATCATTGTTCTTAGAGTTGTCTTTTGTATCAATTTTAAGTTTTCATTATTAGACCGATAAAAACTATAACAAGTGATAACAGCCCCTATAAAACCTATGATGATAGTAAGAATCTCTTTTGTGATTTTTAACTTTTCAAAAAACTCTTTCATAGTCTACTCCTTTAGACTAAGATATCACTATTTTTCTTTTTTGTCTACTCTTAATTTACCTATTTCATATAATAACTCATCTATATACTTAGTCTTTTTTTCTGATATCTCTCTTGTTGTATCCCAGATATATAAGAATAATAATGTAGATATTGTATTATAGATAATAAAAAAGAGTAGGATAAAATCCCTACTCTCCATCTTTGTCTCCACTAAATATTGGACTAGCTTTGTATGTGTAACCTTTCTTAGTCTTAACTTTAAGGATTTTAAATGTATCAGTATCCTCTAAATAATCGTTAAGTGATTCTTTAAGATATTTACTTCCCGTTGAGAAATATCCATCATCAGTAGCGTAGTAAGTAATATCAAACTCTTTATCATCGGTAGTGATGTGAGCTTCAGCCCATCCAGTAATTTTTACTACTTTACCTACTACTTCATCAACCTTAGTAGCTGATATATCTCCTTTCTTTGCCATTTTCTTAAATAGCTCTGTTGCACAACTTCCATTTGTTTCATTAATTGTTAATTCATACTTTTTCATCTTTCTTCTTTCTCCTTTCGTATTATAACAATTAGTACCTTTATAAGTACCATAGAATAGACTAGGTGAGAATCGAACTCACACTTTCCAATAGCTAGCAACTAATCTACTCTATGCTACCTACAAGAGATAGCATAACTATTTAAAAGGTGAAATGACAAGGATAACTAAAGGATGATTAAATGAATAAAGAATAATATAACCAATAACATATAATACATAACTCAAAACAACGACAATTGTTATAAAAATCAATAAGGTCGTTACCCTTGCCACAATATAATCATCTCCTTACATTATAATTATATCATAACTAGAATATAAAGCAATAGTTTTTTGTAATCTTTTACAACTTTTTATTGAGTTTACACTTTATGGTGTCAAGTATTCTTTTA